TAAAGTGAAAAATAAAAATGAAATATTGATGTCACTTTCAATCATTAATTTCCTTACTGAGAATAATTTCCCACTGAAACTATCAAAATATATAAAATATTACTATATTTTGATAATTAAAAAATAGTTTTATAAAAGTAATGTCACTTTCAGTCATTAATTAATTGATATATATATATATATATATGCAAAATAATAAAATTTGTAAAAATTTTGTAAAATGTATTATAATATTATTTTATTATAATATTCATAAAATTATACAAAAAATTGATATAAAATATATAAAGATATATTAGTAAATAATATTAATGCAATCACAACAACAACCAGAAGAGAAACTTAAAAATTTAAGTGCTATTTACAATCCAAACAATTCTCTTGTGGAAAAAAAAGATATTCATAAAATACTTTTAAAAGCTGGTATAAAAAATAAAGTCAATGATATTACCATCTGGCAAAAAGCTTTTACACATAGTTCATACAGTTATAACTCTAAAAAAAATAGAAAATACAACGGTTTTTTAGATCAACTAGACATTGAGGAAGATGAAGACCAAGATTTTTCTGACTGTCTTGATATTCAGAGTGATTCAAGTGAAAGATTAGAATGGTTAGGCGATGGTATCTTACAAGCTATTTCAGCATCTTATTTGTGGCGCAGATATCCCAAACAAGATGAAGGATTTTTAACCAAATTACGAAGTAAATTGGTAAAAACTGAAAGTTTATCTAAATTCGCTAAATATTATAGTTTTGAGGAATATCTTGTTATTTCCAAACATATAGAAGAGAATTGCAATGGTAGAAACAATCTACACATTTTAGAAGATGCATTTGAAGCATTTATTGGTGCAATGTATGTAGATTTTGGTGTTAATAATGAATCTACTGGATACGGAATATGTCGGAGATTTATCGTATATACATTTGAAAATTGTGTAGATTTTACGGATTTGATTATGAATGATGATAATTATAAAGATCAATTGATGAGATTTTATCAAAAGAAATTTAATGGAAAATTTCCTGTTTATTATGAAGAATCTTATGATGAAGAAAATAAAATATTTAATATGTATGTTAAACATCCATTAACTAATAAAATAGTTGGAAGAGGTAAAGCTCAGTCTAAGAAAAAGGCAGAACAATTTGCAGCCAAGAAAGCATTACAGTTTTTCAATATTCCAGTAAGTTAAATTAAATATATATAAAGAATATATTATATATATTATATAAACAATGAGTCAAATTTGCTATTATAATGATAAAAGATTTGAAACGTTTCACGAATGTTTTGAGGATTGTGTAGTTTCAAAAATAGATAAATTATTTGAGATTAATCTTTCATATTATGTATATGAAAAAGATATAGTTTATTCACTTCACATGAATGTAATGAAACATGAAAATAATCTGTACAAACTTAAAAATATTTGTTTTCAAGAAGAAAGTGTTGAATATAGATATCATAATGTTTGTTATTCCAAAAAAGGTGAATATGCAGTTTATGATTTTAACACAGATACATTTATGGAAGATGTATTTTTAGTGGATAAATATGCGGATTGTTCAGATGGATATCTCACTGAAAAATTGGAATATATGTTTACAGAATGTCCAGATATATTGCCTGCATTAGTTGATGAATAATTTTTTGGTTAAACTTTTAATTTCGCTAAAGACATTAACTTATTGTCAAAGACATTAATTTGTTGTGGTTAAAAAGTTTTTTTATGAAGAAAAAATATCATTATAATATATAATGTTATCTATAGAAGAGTATGTGTGCAATTTAATTGCAGGTAATAATAGAATATCTGATATCTATTTTGCAGTTGATAGAGCACGTGATATTGTTAATAAAGACAACCGTTTTCAAAGATTTTGTAAAAAAATAAGTTTCCCAGGTATTGGAACTAAAGTTTATACCAGTTCACAATTAATCTATCTCGATGACCTTGCTTTATGCAAATCTCTCAACTCAATACTTGATGAAATTTCAGGTACACCAACACTTGATCAATATATTTTACTTTTGTTAAAAGGTAAGACAACTATTAGAGGATTATATCAAGCTTGTTGTCGTGCAAATACATTACGTGATCAGGCGAAAACATTCTGTTACACTTTTAACAATCCATATCCAAGTGATTTAACAGATGTGAATAGAAGATGTTTAGCATTTAAGAGTGCAAATGAATTTACGAGATTTTTTTGCAATTGCGAGAAGAAAAGATTCAATCCTGAGTTGGTATTTAATAAAATTTATTGATCAAAAAAATCACTTTTTGTTTTTAGGGGTATAATTCTAAAAATTTTTCTGCGCTTATTAAATTCAACATATGCCTCCGATATTTGATAAATGTTTCATACTTATTTAACTCCTTCTTATCCTTAATCATATTAAATAACTCCTGCTTACCCCTCCGAATTATACCAACTCCCCAATCACAATCTACTACACTCACTTCTAAATCTTCACGAGTATATCTTAATTTGGTAATAACCTTCCATGCTTTACCGAGCCAATGTCGGTCAGTGTAAGTTCTATTATTCCAAATAATTTTGTCTCCTTTGCTGCCATTATAGTGAGTATTATAATCATCTCTTTGTAAATATTCATTTAGAGGATTACAATCATGTAAAACAATGGTTCCATTTTCAGAAAGATGATTTAATCCATTTAATACATCAGTCATTACATTATACTCATATAGACATCCATCTATGAATATAATATCATATTTTTCATCTTTATCAATCGTTTCAAAAAAATTAATTGATGTCATTTGATATATATTATCTTTCCATCTTTTAAAAACAGGATCACTTGTTTTAGGAGAGGGATCTACACCATATTTTTCATCAACATAGACTTCATTGAAATGATAACAGTTATAGACTCCAATTTCGAGATATTTTTTATAATTATATTTTTTAATTAAATGATTAACAATACTATTTCTATTGATATTATGAAAATCGTGTCTAAAATGATAAGTTCCACAGTCTCCATACATTTCACGATTATTTTTATGAAATTTTATTCTTTTATCCTTAAAATATGGATGATTAACATCAAAATATTGAAAAATATCGAATGTATTTAAGAAATTTATTTTATCTAAATCAACATCTATTATTTGATAATTATTATTTATATTATCACCATCATATTTTTTAATGGCTGGATTGAACCAATGAAGTAAAGCACGAAATTTTAAATCTTTCTTCACTAATCCAGTAACTTTATTTTGATAATTATTTAAATTGTAAATATATTTTTTTAATGGTCTTTCAACTATTTCTTGTACATAATATATATGATTACCATATTTTTGATAACTTAATAAAGGATATGAGTAATGAATTACAGAACGATGATATATTTTATTTCTGTTTGATAAGTAGAGAATGGCTGGTTTTTGTTTTTTCAAGACATCTATCAAATTATTTATATCATATTTTGAATAATTAAATTCATAATCAAGAAAAAAATAATAACAATATCTTTTTGGACATTTACGATATAATTCATTTATGTCTTGACAATTCTTATCGAAAAATATATCAAAATTATTGTTATCATCTACAATATTCTCAAATTGGAGTTTATTAGTATATATTACTAATGTTTTCATTAATAATATATTATAAATATTTTACCATATTTTAACTAATACTTAATTATTATTTAATTTGGTATTTTGTACACTTGGTGTCATATTTAACCCAGTTTCATGTAATTCCGGATATTTTTTAGTATTATTTTTAGTATTATTTTTAGTATTATTTTTATTTTTATTATTTTTATTATTATTATTATTTTTATTTTTAGTATTGTTATTCATAGGTGGTGCAGATGGTCCTGAATTATTGTTATTCATAGATGGTGCAGATGGTCCTGAATTATTGTTATTCATAGGTGGTGCAGATGGTTGCACTTGACTACTAATTAAACTGTACAATTCTGGATATTTATTATTAAAATTCGGATTATTGTTAAATAATTGTTTCAATTGTTCTTTAATATTGTCAATACTTTCATTCTTATTTTCAACACATGTGCCATCTGTTAAACAAGTTTTGCCAAATTGATAACATTTATTATAAGATGGTTTCATCGATGCATTAATACTATAATCTTCTGATCTATTTTTGAATCCATCCATAAATCCACGAACACAAATTTTAAATTGTTGACCATTATTACCATTATTATTCTTTTTATTACTTTTACTATTACTCTTTATATTATTCTTTATATTACTATTACTATTACTCTTTATATTACTATTACTCTTTATATTACTATTATTCTTTATATTATTCTTTATATTACTATTATTAGTATTATTCATCAATATATAATAATATTAAGATAAAAAATCTCTTAGGATCTCATCCTTTTCTTCGTCTTCACTTAATAATATATAAGTTTTCAAATCTATATTCTCCAAAAATAAATGAAACATCTTGATGAATTTTGTTAAACGTCCCAGAATAACAGTATCCCAATATTCCTGATCAAAATCTTCTTCTATTATATTCATTTGAATATTTCCACCTCTTTTAAAACTTTCAACCAAATGTCCTTTGGGTAATCCTAAAATATACATATATGTTTGAATTTGTGGTTTTTCATAATCCCGCATCACATGAAATAATTTATATATCCTATTCTTAACCTCAACAACTATATTATCTTCAGTAATACCATCAATTTTACCACCTAAATTCCACTTAATATCATTATAAGTGCATAATTCTTTACGAATAAATCTGGTATCACAAATAACTTTCTTACCACTTTGTTCCATGTAATAATCAATCACACTTTTCTCATTAATAGTACCAAACGCTTTATTTGTAACACTCTCTAACGATTTTTTGAAATCTTTTTTAATTTCTGTGTCTAATTTATCATTCTGATCAATTTCTTTTAAAATTTGATTCCGATTATTTAACAATTTGCTTGTATCTTTGGTATTCAAACATTCATTTACTTTGTCTTGTATATTAAGATTACACTCATCTTGTACCCGTTTAATATACTGTATATCAGTCTCTTTGGGAGTTAAATTAACTTGATGTGTTTTTTTAAGATTAGTAATTGTATTTTCATAATCGATTGGAAAACTTTTTTGCCATAGTTTAACAATTACATCTGAAAGTTTTTGATATTTATTCACACCGATCACAACTGCGAGTTCACTTGCATATATACATACAGATTTCATAATTATATATATATAGAAAATATTATTTGATAAAACTGAACTTGTGTAAAATAATATATCATTTTTTTATATAATTTTAAGTAATTTAGTTAATATATATAAAAAAATTAATGTATATATTATAAAATGGAATATATTGAAAAAAAATATTATAATAAAACTATTTTAAATTATGATAAAAATATAGATAAATTTATGAATAATAATATTATTGAAATAAATATAAATAAAAATAAAAAATATATAAAAAAACTTTTTTCATTAAATGAAAAAAAAATGAATCGAAAATATATTAAATTTTATTATAAAGCAAATGAATCACATCTTAATTGTATTAATGCATTAATATCATATATAATTCATTTAGAAAAATATAAGGAAAGTGATAATATGTTATATGATGATGAGGTGACATATATATTAAAATATTATTTTGAATTAATATATTCTAAAAATTGGAGAAAATATATTAATGATTTTGATATTAATGATATAACAAAATCAAGAAAGAAAATAGAATTGTATAATATATTTATAAACAGATTAATAAAATTTAATTATACTGTTATAAATTTTGAAAAAAAATATAAACATAAATTAGAAAAATATAATCAAAATACATACAATTTTGATAATGATTTTTATTGTAAAATTATAAATTTATATATACAACTTTCAAATATTATTATATTATACTATGAATTTTTATCTAAATTGTCAAAAAATAATAAAGAAATATTCTTTAACTATTCTAAATACTATTTTATACCAAATATTATCATAAATTATGATATTAAGATGTAATATATTTACTTAATAAACCTCCACTTAATCCACCACCTAATGCAACCATTACTGCACCATACTTTAATCCAATTAAGACTCCAATAGGTCCTAATGTAATAGCACCTATTGTTGAACCAATTAAAATAGGTTTATAATTAGTAATTTGAAGATTATTTACTTCTTCTAATACAATTTTAGTATTTTGAGCAATATTTTTAGTTTGTGTTTCAATAATTTCTTTCTCTTCATTTAATATTTTCTGTATCTCTTCATGTAAATTTTGAACTTCAGTTAATTCAGAACATAATTCATTATATTTTTCACTATCATTGTCTAAACTTGTTCTTGATAAATCTATTTCTGTAAAATTCATTATTATATCTTAAAGTTATCTTTTATATAAATAATTTGAAGATATTTTTTTGATAAAGCTTTTTTCAAAAAAGCTTAAAAAGATATTCATAAACTCTTTTGGATACAACAGGTCCCAATTTACGATTATTGATCTTAATGTCTTTTAACATACCCTCCTTATCTTCCGTCTCATTATATTTGGATATTAGATTACTCATACTTAAATATTGATCCACTATATTTTGTGCCATGTTAATAGAAACGCCTGGAATCTGATGTAATTGATTAATGAAGCAGACTGTGGTATTCATATTATCTTTCTTTTTAGATTTTAAAGAATTAGAATATGTTAAATCATTTGATGTAATATTTTCAAAATGATTGTCATTTTTAATTAATAAATTAGCATATTTTGGTAATCTTTTAGCTATATCTGCAATAAATATTGCACTTTCATCCATATTTTTAGTTAAATAGACATTAATATTGTCTCTTACCATTGTATTGATAATACATCCTTTTAATTTTTCTAAATTAAAAGTTTTATTATACTTTAAATCTAAATCTTCATATGATCCTTCTATTAAATATAAAGCATTTTTACCTTTCAATCTGGCTTTTTGTTCATGGTATCGTCCATCATTAAGAGATGCAGCTAAATCATTAATAGTTTTTCTTTCAATATATAGTATATTTTTTTCATGATAAGTAAAAACAATATCACCTAAGTCAAGTGATTGAACTGTGAAATTAATTTGATAATTATGCAAAACATCAATAAATTTTTGATTTTCTTTACAATCTACGATAATATTCATAAAATTTATATAATAAATATTGTTTAATATTTTTAAGTATATTTATGATAAATTAAATTTGTAATAATAAAAATATTCTATTTTTAAAAAAAAATGATTAATTTATATAAAGAATATATAAGTTAGTATTATAATGGACATTAAAAACACTTTTCACGTTTATAAAACTTTAACTGAAATGCTAAGTGATAGAGGTTACTCTATTTCTAAAGATATTGATTATGAAGAATTTATTATAATGTATGATGAAAATAATTATAATATTACAGATGATGATGATAAAATTCATGTAGCATTTTACAAAGATACTAAAACATTTGTTAAGAAAGATCTTGAAACAATGGTTTACAATATAAAAAAAGCTTTTGAAAATCCGGATATTAACATAATTATTATATTAAAAGATAAACCAAATGCTATTATTATAAAAGAGTTAATGAATGATCTTTATAAAAATGTTGAAATATTTTTATTTAAGAATTTAACATTTAATATTACAAAACATGATGATATGCCTAAATGTATACCACTTAGTGAAAGTGAAATTAACGAAATTTCTGAAAAATACAATACTAAATTAAGTAAATTTCCTAAAATGTTATCTACAGATCCAATTGCAAGATATTATGGTATTAAATCTGGGGGGATGTTTAAAATTATTCGTACCAGTCCTTCATCTGGTAAATATATAACATATAGACACGTTCGTTAAATAATATTAAAATAATATTTTTATTAATAATGGAGTTATTAATAAAAAACTGTATAAAAAATCAAAATGTATTAATAAAAAATAATATGGTTATAGCAGATCAACGTGGTAGTACACCTGGTATTAAATGGATTGTTGATTTACAACCAAATATAAAATATACAATTAAAGCGATATTTCACGAAGATAGTTCTAAAAATATATGCATCTATGTTGCAGATATATATGGTAATACAATAATTAATAAGAATGAATATCAAGTAGAGTTTGTACCAAGTGGTAAATACAATTACATTGGTATTGTATTTCAAAATTATGAGTATTATGAAAAATTTATATTAGAATCTATTAAAGTTTTAAATTATGTTCCAGATAATAGAAAAATGATTACTTATTTAGCAGATATGGATTATGCAAATGTTATGACTGAATATTCAAATATTATAAATCAATATTCAAAAAAATATCAATCAAGAGTGATATGTAATTTACCTCATCCATTTAATTACAAATTACAACATGATATAAATATTAGGAAAGTTATGTTTACAGCTGAAATATTGGTATATATTCGTTATTTAATATTAAATTCGGAACATGTTATTTTTAGTGATGAGTTAGAGTTATTATCTGATAATAATATTGGTGGTAAAAATTATCTTAGAGATTTAAAAATTTACAATTCAGTGAAAAACTTACACATAACTCATCCAGGATCTATTTATAGGAGTAATTATAAAAGATTTAATGAAATAGAGTATAATAAATATAAAAAACATTTTTATACTCCAGATTTAATAAGATTGAATTTAAATAAAGTGACAGATTATGAAGTATTACAAATATATATTAATAAAATTGATAAAGATATAATTTTAAAATCTATTGAGGATAGATTTAATGAAAAAAAATTGATAATTTCTCATATTCCTTCTTCTCATTTAAAGGGTACTAATTTAATTAGAAATCTTTTAGAAATATTATTTCAAAATGAATATATAAAAAATAATTACACATATATTATACCAAATAGCCAAATAGATCATGAAAATTTATTAAATCTCAAAATGAAATCAGTTATCTATATAGATCAATTTATACCTAATATTGGAACATTTGGTGTATCATCATTAGAAAGTTTAAGTTTAGGTAATATAACTTTTGCATCTATTAACAATGTTATTAATAAGACTGAAATATTGAATAATATTATTGATACTACACAAGATATAGATAATTTTTATAAAATATTATATGGTATTTTACATTTACCGCGTTCATTATTGAAGGCTATATCATGTGATTCATTTAATAATTATAATAAATTTTTAACACCTGAAAAATATGTTGAAAAGATTGAGAATATCTTAGATGAATAATTTATTTTCTTGATATTTATTATAATATGGATAATTTAATTAATACTGATTTCCCTAATGCTAAAACTATATCACCAGTTGCTATGAATAAACCTCCTGTTGAAAATGTCCCTGAAAGTAATTATTTAAATAGAAGATTAAATTTTGCAAAAGCACCCCCACATTACAAAGCAAAATATCCCAGTTTTTGTACAACTTTACCACCATCTCCTAAAGATCATCTAACACATGATCCCGCTTGCACTAAATGTAATAAATATCCTAATAGACCATTTACAAGAGATCAATGTTATATGTTATATTCTCCACAGCAGAATATCTGGGGTCCTGTATGTGGAGATGGTGGGTCTAATGCTAATTGGGTAAGAGGTAATCAATTTGGAGTAGATTATCAATATGATAAGGTTTTTAAAAGGCAAGATTATGCAGTAGATGTACCTAAATTTACTAAAAAAAATCCAGTTTTAGTTTCTGACAGCCCATTTTATCCATTTCCTGATTATGGGAACAGATTTAATCCGGAATATAAATCATATCCTTATGTAAATGATTATATTAAAGGTAAACCGACAATTACTTTTCCATATCTAACAATTGAAAATTTTGATAATATGGGAAATAATACATTTTATATGATATTAAACTTGATGATAATATTTATAGTTTTATTTATAATATATAGAATTTTCAAATAAATTCTTATCAATTTGAATAAGAACAATTCTTCAATCCATGACTTGAATCACGACAACGATAACAATAACGAGTAACATTCATAATATTATGAGGATTTTCGCAAAATCGTGTTGTGTGACCATATTCTTCGCAGAATGTGCACCATCTGTTTTGTTCAGCTTCTAATTTTTTAGCCAATTTTTCACAATCTTTTACAAGATGTCTATTCTCTTTACAATATCTGCACTGTTTAACAGTACATTTGTAATGCAGATGACCCTTTTTTTCACAACGAGTACATGTAACATCTTCTAATCGTATAACTGGAGATGGACAATCTTCTCCTGGATAATGGGTATAACAGTCATTTAATTCAATGCCATTATATAAGCAATTAGTACAAAATTTATCCATATTTATTTTTTGGTAATATGATGTATTTATATTATTAAAATATAATTCAATTTTTTATAAAAGTTAAAAATTTTAATTTTGACTTTGAATAGATTTCCACCAATCGGCGAGATTGAATTTTGATGATGTTTTACTACCAATCTTTTTTATTAGCGGTGTATCATTTGTAAAAAGATTACTATGCAAATTTGTAAAAGTTTTGATAGGAACATCATCTATTTCTTCTTTACCGTGGGGATCACGGAATACCGTAGATGTTTCTGAATTAAGATGTTTAGATTTAATCTTTTTAGATGTAATTAACTCATCATCAAGTTTGATAATTAGATGAGACAATTCTATCTTATTCAAAATTAATATTTTTTGTGATTGAAAACCATGGTTGTCCTTGTTGTAAAGTTTATTATCTTTAAACAACCTCACACACATAAGTTGTGGCATATGTGGAATACCATTGTATTTAATTTTGTAGTCACCATTTTTATTTTTAAATTCAACAGTTGAGTGATGTAGTTTATTATTTTCACCCATTGGAGGCATAATTGATAATGGAGTGTTACCAATATTCAAACCCTTATCATTTGCAATTTTAATTAAAAATAAATGTGTTTCCATAATTAAATCATTGCATTGAGATATTCTATCATGCAAAGACAATCTTTCCCAAGAAAAATCAGATTTTTTTAGTGTAATAATCATAATTATAATATATTTATATCTTTATCAATAAAAAATATTCATTTTTTTTTAAATATCACGTTCTAATGGCGCTACATAGTCTATACATAATAATTCAAATATTTCTTTTTCTGAATGCAGACATATAACCTCGCCAGTATTTTTATCAGTTAGACCATATTCATTTAATGAATATTCCATCTCAATCGCTTTGTTTCTGATATCAATATTGAAATTTTTAGATCCTGTAAAATAGATCAATGCCGCATAATAAGCCTCATAATCCACAAATCTAATATCTATTCTACGACCTAATTTAGCTATTTTACAAACACCCATATACTTTTTTTGACCATTAACAGTTAAATGATCCACCAAAAATCCCCTTGAGTTTAATCTTTGTACATACTGTGGTAAATATTGTGTTTTATCATTAATATCTTGGTTAGTGATTAAAACATCTATATCACCACACGTTTCCCTACCACGACGATAAGATCCACAAATGTTAAAGATCAAATTGGGATTTAATTTATGCAATTCAGATCTCAAAATAACCTCCATTTTTTCAATCTCATGACGTGGTATCCGTTGCTCTAAATCATCAAAATATTTAAGTCCCACATCTATATGATGTGTGGATTTTACTTTCCCATTTGCAATTGCTTGTTTGTATTGTTCTACAGACATAATACCCATATTGGCTAACTTACGAGCCCTTGTTTCACCCAATCCGGTGATACGCGTGAGATCATTGATTGCTATTGCAATTACATTATTATTATGCAGTGGTAGTTCACTCAGTGTACCAGTTTTAATAATTTCATCAATTCTTTTAGCAATACCGTCACCGATATTGGGTAAATGTTCTTTAGCATAATTACCGGACTTGATAGGATATTGATATAGTTTAATGTATGCAAGGGCTTTATTGATAGCTGCATACTTAAATTTAAGTTTAGAGTCATTTTTGTAATGTTGTAATAGATCAGTTAAATTTTGGATAATAAGTTGATTGTTCTCCATATAAGCTTTTTTAATACAAATAAATTTGACAGTAAAAAGCTTGACCAAAAACAGGAAATAGAGATTCATTTTTTTATATAAAAAATTATCTATGACTGTGAAAAAAAATTGATAAATTTTAATAATAAATAAAAGGAAATTTGATAAAAATGGTAGATACAGATTATAGTAGAGAATTTTTAGAATTTGTTAAAGATGGACAATTTTCAAATATTAAGCAGTTTTGGATGAAAAATAGCAATAATATTGATGTTAATTACACAGATTATGGTCTTTCAGCTTTACATTACGCTATTTTTAATACTTATGAAAATATGACAGTACTTGAATTTTTGGTTGAAGTGTGTGAAGTTGATCTTGATCTTGAATTTAATAATTCAGATGTAATTGAAACCACTCCAACAGCTTTGCACTGGTGTGTTTTGCGTAATAAGCAAAAGTTTGTCAAATATCTTTTAGAATCAGGTGCTGATCAAACTATTGAAAATATATTTGGTGAAACAGCACATGATCTGGCAATATCCTATAAAAAGAATGAAGTGGTTCAAATATTTGAAAGAGAACCAAAAACAAAATCAGCGTATAAGGTTTGAAAAAAATAAGATTAATTTATAAAATAATATATTTATAATATATATAAATGCAAAAATTTGAAGATTTCCAAGCATACGATACAATGGAAGACAATTATATGGCTGAGAATTTTTCCAATCTTCAAGAAAATTTAAAGAATAATAATAAATCTGGTGAAAAAGATTTTCCATATTATGTATTAGAGGATAATACTCCTAAGAAATATATCAGTAAATTATCAGATAGTGATTACCAAAAAGTAGGAGAATATATTTTTAATCAAGAAAATAAACTTAATAATATTAATAATCTTTTTACTATTTTAATAAAAAATACACCTAATTTATCTAATAAACAATTACATATTGACACATTAAAAGAGTATTTTCAACTGAATAAAGAGAATGAAAATTATATCAAATGTTTTCAATTATTATCACAAGGTAAAACTAAAGATAGTACATTAACTTGTAAACTACCACCTCAATTATATACAAAAGATACTAAACAAACCGATCAACTACCACCTCAATTATATACAAAAGATACTAATCAAACCGATCAATTGAAAGATATGATTACACAACAACAGGGTAATATTAGTTCAATGATGGAAAAAATAAGTAATAAAGATGATGAATTACAAAATAAGATGGAACGAAGTGTTTTACAACAACGTGAAATAGAGTATAAGAAGAAATTGGTTGATACAAGAAATAGAATGTTGCAATTAAGTCAAGACAAAAATGTTTATAAAGGTAAGGTTATATATACATTATTAGCATCTATTATTTTAATTACAGTGGTATTATTAGCAATATATATTTATTTTATGAGAAAATAAAAAATATAATCATATAATATATAATGAGTGATGATAATGATTATTATGCTGTTATGAATCAGAAATTGAAAAACAGGAAAGAATTATATAATAAAAAGATAGATATTAGTAAAAGTGAAAATCAATTAACAACAAAATTATTGTATCATTATGATAAAAAGTTTGATAGTCTTTATATGAAAAATCAAGAAATTAATGATAATATTGAGAATAAAGATCAATTAATAAATATTAATAATAATGAGTTTAAAAGAAAGAATGATATAGTTTTAGTACTTAAGTATTTATTATACCTTTTGTTATTTATATTTTTTATTATAATTGTTAGATATTTAAAAATAATTAATCATACCATAGCAAATAATTTATTTATTTTTAGTATTATAGTTTATGTTGTAATAATTTACTATAAAATAAAATACAAT